CGTACTTCACGCCCTGCTCATATACGCCACCAGTGGCCAGACTTAACGCTGTGCCGACCAGTTCCTTGCTCATATCGTCTTTGTCTTTGTGCTGGTAGCCATTACGTTCAGACAGATGCGCATAGATCGACTTGAATGCTGCATAGCTCATATTGGCCGTAGCACCTGAAACGGTACTGCCGACATACTTGTTGAACTCAGCCTTGAGCAGATCATCTTTAGGCATGATCAAAGACTTGTTTTTCAGTGCCTGTGTACCTGAAACGATAGCAGCCGCGACATCCTCTCCATCACGTGAACGGTAATTATTGGCACGTGCTACGCCAGCCATGAGATACGACAGATCACCACCACCCAACTGGCCCAAAGTTGCAGACCAGATTGTGTTGCCGTTTGGTACACCCTTACTCTGGTTGATGAGTTCACCGATGAAGTTCAGCTTGTCATTAACTGATTTGGATTCAAACGCCTTTTTAGCTTCTGGCAGATCCTCGGCTGCAATTGGTTTCACCACTACATTTGGATCCTTTAATGCAAACTGACTCACGCCGTTTTCAATCGCTTTTGCTGCGAATGACTTTGGATTAGATTTGAGTTCACCAGCGTTCAAGCTATGTGTCTGTAATCCAGCTTCACGCACGGCCTGATTTGGATTGTCTTTTACCGTCTGCTTCTTGTTGTTCAGAATCGCTTCATAAACACCGAGAATCTTTTCTTCAGTTACAGCATCCGAGGTTTTGTTGTTAGCCATCTTGGCTTTTTGCTGGTTAATACGGCGTTCCATTTCTGGTGTGGACAGATGGCTAAACGACTGGAAGTTGTTCGACTGTGACTTATAAAAATTATATTCCGCTTCGTGTTCAGTACCTGCCACAGCACTGCGTACAGTTTCCAGATAATCATCATCCAGAGCACGACCAGTGAGCACCTGAGATTTGAAATCATTCAGGACTTTGCCGGCCAGCTGCACACGCTTGTTTTCTTCAACCTGCACCTGCTTATTGATCGCATCGATCCGGCTAAGAATCTGCGCCTTTTTCTGCTGCGCTTGTGGTCCATCAAGATAGCCGAATTTGCCCTCGTCCAGTTCTTTCACCAGGCTTTGCAGGTCGGTAGTGTCCTTGCTTTCGATGGCAGAAGTAATACGTCCGTCAATATCCAGAACGTCACGCGAAGTGTGATAGGTATTGATGCGCTGCTGCTTTTCTGGTTCTGGCAGATTTAAAACCTCGAGTTTTTCTTTCAGATATTGCAAACCTTCCTCACGACCCATACGTGTTGCAATCTCAGTGGCACGATCTGCAACGACTACACCCTTTTGCGCATCGGCACGCAACTGCAATGGCAAGAAACCAGTCGCGTTTCTGGTCGCATTTTCTGTCCAGTAGTTTTCCAGCTCATGCATGGAATCCCACGGCAGTTCATTTTGCATCTGTTTAAAACGTGCCTTTGACCATTCATTGAATGTCTTGTTCGCCTGGTCTGCATTCATGGCACCGTTAGACACATCATTTTTCAGTAGTGTGATCTGTTCCGACATTTCACGTGTCATCACATCATCAAGCTTAACCTTCGCTTCCTGTTTGGCCAGATCGTTGTGATATAGCTCGACACGTTTAGCCGATACTTCTGCTTCTTCCTGCTTGCGTTTGCGTTCATCAATAACACCACCAATGGCCTGACCGATATTGGCCAGTCCGTTAATGGGTGTATGTTGCTGCAAGTTTGGCTGTGATCCGATCCGGCCTTGAGATTTTGGAATTAACGCCATTATTTCCACCCCATCGCTTTAGCACCAACACTGATAAAATCTGAAGCTGCACTCATGCCATAGCTGTTACGCTGCATCTTGCCAGCACGTCGAATATTAGAAGCATTGTTCTCAGCATCAGAAATTGTGATCGATGCGTTATAAGCTGCATCAGAAATATGCTCATCTTGAATCATGGCTGCTGCACCTACATCGACATCCACGCCATTTTCTGCAGCCATAGCACGCGCCGTGGAAGCATTACGCTTGCCCTGATCCTTAATTTTTTCGGCTTCAACACGTGCCACAGAGCGCACGGTTTTAGCATTACCTTTAGCGGTTGCACTTGCCATCTGGCCATTAGCCAAATTTTGCACACCGCTAAGCGTATCGCTAATAAGATTGTTACCACCGCACATGGTTAAATCTCCTTTTCCAGTACATAGCCGACCAGTTCAAAGCCTAATGACTCATATAGACTCACGGTACGTTCAGCATAAATGCCAGTGATGGTGCCGATCTGGATGCGGTCTGCACCGTGTACAGTCGCCCAGGTCTCAAAGCTTTTCACCAGTGCACTGGCTGCACCTGTATTCCGGTATTCAGGAAGTACATAAATTCCCTGTTCAAATGCCAGCATCTGACCGGTTCGCCAGTCGGTATCTAGCACACCGATCAGGCCGCCTACCGGGTTCATGTAGTGATCCATCACGATCAGGATTGATCCGAGCTTATCAATCAAATGAGCAAAGAGTTTTTCTGCTCGTTCTGCACTGAAGCCCTGATTTTTAAACCGTGGTGATTCATCTGTAAGACGCTTGCCCCAGTAAACAAGCGTGTCTAAATCTTCTAGTGTTGCCGGACGTACAAGCATCTTTATTTCTCATTCATGGATACCAACATAGCTACACTCTGCACGTGGAACGGTAGCGGTTTGTTGTGTGTAATTTTTAATTCCATTTCGTGCAAGGTCGACCAGCCATTCATGCTGACATTAACGGGACCGGTATAAGGCAGGTTCTGGAAGGCTTGCTGGTTGAATGGCTTATATTCCAACTCGTACTGGTTGTATTGGCCGCCTACTGACTTGCGGATATATAAGATCACTTCATGCGCCTGGATCTTGTGGAGCATGGCAGTACTTGGCACTTGACTGTGATCTGGTGGCAGAAACTCAACTTCCATATTGAACGGCTGGCCAGCAAACCACGTGCCGGATGTTGGCTGATTGTCATCGTAGAAATAACCATCTGCATTCTGGAATCGATACTGTGTGCTGTTATGCAGGTTTCTGTTTGCTAATGTGCCGTTATGAGCAATCTCACAATCCATGAATGATGTTTCGTCCAGCTGCTCAAGCACAACCGAAGTTTTACGCGCAACCAGCATGAAGCACAGATCATTGCCTGCAGCTTGAGGCAAGGCACAGATAGAGCGTACAGATCCACCAAAGCTATGCTGCGCCCAGGCATTCATTTCCTGATCACGGTTCAGCGTAATTGAAGCCACCTTGCCATCATTGAGCACCATCCACACCAGACTGTACGGCGTTTGCTGGTAGGTCAGTTCCTTAATGCCGCCATGATCTTCAGCGATATGCGGTGCAATGGCTGACAGTTCGGGACTGACCAGACCATCCACTTCATAACGATATGACAGTGCACGCAGACGGTTACCACCACGCTGGACAAATAGCAGCTCATTACCCACCAGACATGGCCGAACATTCGCCTTTGCGCCGTAGGTTGTATGCTGTTCGATCTGAGCTGATGCTGGCGTAAATGCGCCGGATGAACTGATTAAAAACTCAGATCCACCCGTTAAAGCGACCACACCACCACGCTGGGCAAGATGCAGAATGTTATCTGCTTGTGCTGATGATGAAGCCATGGAGAAAGCAGACGCATCATCTGTAGATTCCAGAAAGTCGCCATCGTTGCCAATAGCACTGATCCATAACTGGTTCGGATTGTTTTTCGTATTAGCAAAGACCAGGCGCTGTTTAAAGAACGTCACCGTGGATGGATAGCCAGTGGCTGCTGTAAATGCCGCTGTATTCAATGTCCATGATTTAGCAATAGCCTGAATATTGGCATTCAACTTGACCAGTACCTCACCGAGCACACCAGTTGCTGAAACATAAGAAGTGATCTTGACTTGGCCACCGTTGATATTGACGATTGCACCCACATGAGATGGAGTAAATACCGCAGCATCACCAGCCGTTACCGCTTCCCAATCCGTACTATCAATTGCCGGAACCTTCCCTGTGTTATCCGTTACAGCACGCCATGTCTGGCCAAGATAAATAACACGCTCACCAATGATGTAGTTTTCTGTTGAACTCCAGTTCGGAAAAGCAGCCGCATTCAGCGCAATAGATTTACCAACTTCTGTACCTGTAGGCGTTAAAGCCACGTTCGGTGTGGTGTTGATCTCATCTACTGGTGCGGTTACGAAAGTGAATTGCCCGAAATTCCAGTTATCAAAGTCCTTGCTACAGACCAGACGATGCACCGGATGATCTCCCTGAACAAAGAACATACGATAGCGTGAATGTGCCACCTGCACCTGAGCCACTTTGGCCGCTGTGTTATACGGCGTGCTGTCTGTATGGACTACAGTTTGAGTTAATGGATCGTAGACTTGAATCGTACTTATGCCCAAGATCAGTAAAAACGGATTATCCGAGTTCGGAACAAATGGAATCAGGCGAAGTGCACCGGCAAAGACTCCACGAAACTTGGTACCTGGTCTTTTCTTTGCTCCACCTTCCACCAGTGGGATAGCGTTTAACAGTTTCTTGGCGCCGTTGCTGTATTGCTGGATGTCGGTACGTGTCCACAGCAATGGTGATAATTCACCGCTGGACAGGTTATTTTTAAGAAGCCATTGTTTCATTAGTAGCGACTCCCGATATAGCGAGACTCGTCCACGTACAGCATGTCTTGTGCTGGTCGTTCTTGTGCATTGATTGCTTTGGCACGCTGGATCAGTTCGCGGTATTGCGCATCTGCTGACTGTCCAGCTGCATCACTGCCGGTATTTGGCTTGCATAGCTTTGCTGCCATCTTGAGTGACATGGCTTCAACCAGCATTGAATCCCACGAATCTTCATTGTCGTTATCAAAGATGTATTCCAGCTGGATCGCATCGGTATTGGCCAGAATGTAGCGATTCTCTACTTCGTACTGTTCCGTGTTCGCACTCACGATCCGGATGTAATCACGCGGTAAAGGAAAAGCATGTTTATAACCAAAGGCCGGATAAGTGGTCACTGGCGCCAGAATGGTACGTTTCTTTGCACACGACCACGGATGATCACGCAGAATGGATTTTCGCACCTGGTCATAGATATTTCTGCAGCGTTCAGCACGTGCCGTGTTTTCATCAAATGAAGCGATATTCTGATCACCGATCAGGCTTAAAGCATGGTTGCAGATAGAAGTTCTGGTTGTAATAGACATAAAAAAGCCCTCAAGTTTTTATGATCTTGAAGGCTCTTTAGTTGTAGTTTGTTGGGTATAAAAAAGACCCGGCACCCCTGCTCAAGAATGCCGAGCCAAAGCCCCTACTTAACGAAGGAAGTCGATTAAGACAATCTTCTGTTCGTTGGCACGTGCTGCACCGTAAGATGCAATACCACCGATCTGTTTCACGTTTGATTTATCAGCGCGGGTAACAATGTCAAAGTTAGAGATTGTATTACGGCCATAGTGTGTTGCACCTT